CCGCGGCCGACTTTGCCGCCGTCATTCACACGAATTCCCCCACGAGCGGCGCGGCCGCCGGGCTCGACGAGTGGGAAACGATGCCGCTCGTGCGTGGCATGGCCATGGCCCTGCCCGAAGGGTGGGACGCCACGCAGATGAAGCCGGAGCAACCGGTGGCCACGTTCGATATGTTCGTCCGCGCGATCCTCAATCAAATCGCGCGTGCGGTTTCCATGCCCTATATCGTGGCGGCCATGGATTCCTCGTCGGCGAATTACTCGTCGATGCGTGGCGATTACCTCGTGTACCGCAAGCACATTGGCTGCCTGCGTTCCGACCTCGAGCGTGTCGTGCTCGACCCGCTGCTCGGCAAATGGCTCGACGAGGCCGCCCTGGTGCCGGGCCTCATCCCCGACGGGCTCCCGCCGGTGGCCGCGTGGAATTGGACGTGGACGTGGGACGGGTTTGAACACGTGGACCCGCTCAAGGAAGCCTCTGCCGAGGCGGCTATGGTCGCCGCCAACATGACGACGCTGTCGGAAGTCTGCTCCAAGCGCGGCCGCGATTGGCGTGTCGTGCTCCGGCAACGTGCCGCAGAAAAGGAACTGGCCCGCGAATTGGGCCTCGACGAGCCGGCGACGCCGGCCGACGCCACCGACCCGATGGAGACGCCATGAAGAATCACCGGAAATGGAATGCCCAAACAGCCAGCCGCGTGGAGGCCAGCGAGCCGCCACGCGTGCTCGCGATGGAGGCCGAATTTTCGGTCCAGGCTGCCGCGGAATCCGGCTCAACTCCGACGTTCGAACTGGTCGCCTACACCGGCCGGGCAATCCGGCAAGCGTGGAGTCGCAACCCGCTCGTCGTTGACCTGGCCGGCATGGACACGAGCAACCAGTCCATCCCCATCCTGTGGGGCCACGACGCCAGCCTCGATAGCGTGCTCGGCCAGTCGGCGAGTATTTCGAGCGACGGCCAGCAGCTTGTCGTGGCCGGCTCGCTTATCGGCGAGGGGCCCGTGGCAGAGCGCGTGATTTCGCTCGCCAAGAAGGGTTTGCGGTTCCAAGCGTCCATCGGGGCCGACACGAGCCGCATTGAAAACATTGCCCCCGGCGAAATGGCGTCCGTCAACGGTCGCGAGTTTACCGGGCCGCTGTCTGTCGTTCGGGCATCCTCGCTCCGCGAGGTGTCAATCGTTTTGTTTGGTGCCGATGCCGCTACATCGGCCGCTATCGCCGCGGAGGCGAGTGAGGACGTTTCTATGGCTGACGAGGCCACCAAGACGCCCGCCGAGGAGCCGGTCACGGCTGCCAAGGTGGAAGCCACGGCGAGCGTCGCCGTGGAAGCGAAGGAAGTGCCGGCCGTGCCGGCAAAGGAGAGCCCCAACGTGAGCGAGATTCGCGAGTTGATCCGTGCCGAGCTCCTTGAGACGGTTCGGTCCGCCCGGCCGGCCGCCCCGGCCGTGCATGTGGTGGAAAAGGTCGACGGCCCCGCGGTCGTCGAGGCGAGCCTGGCGCTCGCCGGTGGCCTGCCCAATCCCGAGCGTCAATACGACGCGAAGACGCTCGAGGCCGCTCACCGGTCGCGCGCGACTTCGCTCGGCGAAGTGCTCGTGAAGGCCGCTCGCGAGAACGGCTACGACGGTCCGGCCAAGGTGACGACCGGCAACATCCGCACGATCCTCGCCACCGCGTTCGCGACGCATTCCATCGCGAACGTCGTGAGCGCGACGTACGGCAAGTTCCTGCTCGCCGGCTTCACCGCGGTCGAGTCCACATGGGACCGGATTGCCTCGATTCGCTCCGTGAGCGACTTCAAGGCCGTCACGGGCGTGCGGCTCAACGGCGGGTTCGAGTTCGAGGAGGTCGCCCCCGGTGGCGAGCTCAAGAGCGCGGACGCGTCCGACGAGACTCGGACGATCCAAGCGAAGACCTACGGCCGGCTTTCTTCGATCCGGCGAGAGGACATCATCAACGATGACTTGGGTGCCCTGACCGTCGTGCCGACCCGGCTCGGACGCGGTGCGGCTCTCAAGCTCAATTCGGTTTTCTGGACGGAATTCCAGAACAACAACGCCACGTTCTACGCGAAGGAATCGGCCGCCGGCGGCAACGCCTTGGCCCTCTCGTCGCTCAAGACCGCGGTGACTTCCTACCGGAAGCTCAAGGACCCCGACGGCAACCCGCTCGGCATCGCTCCGGCGCTGCTGCTGGTTCCGCCGGAGCTCGAAGTTGCTGCCGCTGAACTGATGGGCTCGGCCCTCATTCACGGCACCAGCGGGGCCGCGCCGAGCACGAACGTGCTGGCCGGTCGCTACCAGGTCGTGTCGAGCTCGTACCTTACGAGCGCTTCGACCTGGTGGCTCTGTGCGAACCCCGGCGACCTGGCTGGGATGGAAGTGGCCTTCCTCAACGGGAACCGGCTGCCCACCATCGAGCAGGCCGACGTGGATTTCAGCCAGTTGGGCATCCAGGTCCGCGGATACTTCGATTTCGGCGTCGCCAAGGCCGAGAAGAACGCCTGCTACCGCATGGCGACTGCCTGAGTGATGTGACTACCGTTCCCGCCGGCCTGCCGCCATCGGCAGGCCGGCGGGATTCCAAACCTCAACAATCCGTTCCAGAAAGAGAGTTTTTCAATGCCAACCAGGGCACAGGGTGATGTGATCGACTACACGCCGACGACCGGCGTGGCCGCCGGCGAGGCGGTCGTGGTGGGTTCGATGGTCGGCGTGGCTTCGTCGCCGATTGCGGCCAACGCGCTCGGCAGCCTCAACGTTGCTGGTGTGTTTTCGGTCGGCAAGCCGACCGGGGCCGGCACGGCCATCGCGCAGGGTGCGAAGGTGAGCCTGTTCAACGGCCAGGCCGTGACCGGTGCCACCGGAACCGCCATGGGGTTTGCGGCCAAGGCCGCGACCACGAGCGACAGCATGGTCGACGTGCTGCTCGTTCCGGGTGCGTAGTTGATTCCCACGCAAGCAGTGGCCGCGCGGCGAGTGCCTCTTGCCCGCCGCGCGGCCCTGCCATGCCACGTTCGAGGTGTTTGTGCAGGACATGATGGCGAAGGGAGCGGCGTGGTTTGACCAGGTGCGGCTACAGCACCTTTCGGTCAGCGTGTCGTATCTCCGCGTCGGCTCAATGCTCCCTCTTGAATGTGCGGCCACGTTAGTGGACGGCAAGTGGGAAACCATGGATGCCGCCGGCCAAATCGTCCGCATGGAGACGCGCGACTTTTTCATCAACACAGATGACTTGTTGGGCGACCCCAAGATTGGCGACGTAATCACGGCTATCGAAGACGGCATCGAGCGGACCTACGCCGTGGCGGTGCCGGGCGGCGGACAACAAGCGTGGCGGTGGGCCGACCGACGGCACAAGATTCGACGCATTCACACGATGGAGCAGTCGCAGGAGGCCGTGGCAGCCTTCGTACTGACGACAGAGCTCGGGCAGCATTTGACAACCGAGGCCGGCGAACCGCTGGTAGCGTAAATGGCACAGAAGAAAATCAGCGAATTGCCGTTGGCAACTGGCGTGACCGGCGCGAGCCTCGTGCCCGTCGTCGTGGGCGCGACAACTAGCCGAGTGCCGCTTTCCACGCTCTCGTCATTCTTTGCCGCGGCCGGCCCGACAGGCCCGACAGGCGTTGCCGGCGTGACCGGCCCCGCAGGCGCTTCTGGCCAAGCGGGAGCCTCCGTTACTGGGCCAACTGGGCCGCGTGGCGACGGCGAGATTTACCAGGCCGACCTCGCGCCTGCTGTTGCGTCGGCCGGGTCCACGTGGCTCGACACAGACACCGGAAAGTATTTCGTTCGCTACGCCGGACTGTGGGTTGAAGTAGGTGGAAAGCACTATCCGTAATGCCGTTCTTCACGATTTCTTCACCATCGAGCGGTAACGCGACGCAACTGCAGGGGCAGCCTGTGGTCGCGACCGGTCCAGCGACCGGCAGCGTGCTTACCTACAGCGGCACGGCCTGGACTGCATCGCAGGGAGTCACTGGCCCGACTGGCAGTGCCGGGATCGACGGCCCTCGCATCTATAGCGGCAGCGGTGCTCCATCGAGCGAGCTTGGACGCAGCGGCGACTTCTACATTGACACAACGGCGGGCGTCGGCCGGCTTTACGGCCCAAAGGCCAGCGGGTCGTGGGGCGTTGGAATTGCTTTGCAATCGGGGCCCGTAGGGCCGACTGGCCCCGCAAGCACCATCACCGGCCCGACTGGCGCCGTCTCGACAGTTCCAGGCCCAACAGGCGCGGCAGGCGTCTCGATAACGGGACCAACTGGCGCAGCGTCGAACGTCACAGGGCCGACCGGCAGCATTGTTTCTGTGGCTGTTGGAACTGTTGCCACTGGCTCAGTCGCGGCAGTGACCGTGACGGGCACTGGCGCCTCGCGCACGATCAACTTCACTATCCCGTTCATCACCGGCCCTACTGGCGCAGCATCAACGGTTTCGGGGCCGACTGGAGCCCAAGGGCTTTCAATCACTGGGCCAACCGGAGCCGCTTCAACAGTGACCGGCCCTACGGGAAGCGTTGGGCCAACTGGAAGCGTTGGGGCTACAGGCGTAGGCGTCACCGGCCCGACTGGCCCGTCCGCCGGCCCAACGGGAAGTGCCGGCCCCACGGGCCCCGCCGGCGCAAATTCCATCGGGCTCGTCCTTTCCTTTCAGTGAGTGACAAATGGCTAACCCAAACATTGCCACTACAACGTCAATCCTCGGCCGCACCGAACTGCAGGCCGTCGGCACGTCGGCTACGTCCATCGCGAGCAACGGCTCGTCAAGCAACAAGGTGTTAAAGGTGAACACGCTTGTAATTGCTAACGTGGCGGCATCGGACGTAGACGTAACGGTCGACGTGTTCCGCGGAGGCACGGCTCGCCGCCTGGCCAACGCCATCACGATTCCGCCCAACTCGTCGCTTGCGGTGCTTGCCAAGGAAAACCCTCTGTACCTGCTTGAAGGCGACGACTTGCGGCTGACGGCGTCGGCCGTGAGCCGCGCGGAAGCCCTCTGTAGCTTTGAGGAGATTGGCTAATGCGAGCTAGGCCAGGCGGCAGGATCGGCGCGAACGTCTACCCGACGACTGGCAAGGCTACCGGTCTGTGGTGGTTGGGTGACGTGTACCTCGGCAAGCGATTTGGGAATTGGCCGATCACGTCGACTGCGGCCGCCGTCGTGCGAGTGGCCCCAGCGATGAGCGCCAGCCCGACGGCTCACATTCAATTCACGCAAGTAAAAGTCAATGGAGGAACGCTCGCATGAGTCTCCCGCACATGGCATGGCGCTACGTCGGAACGCGGACATTTGGCACCGCGTCGATGGCGAGCCTCATGGACGAGCTCTTTACGCTCGGCACCGCCACGACCTACGCAGACAGTACGAGCAGGACGCCTGGCAGCGGTTCCGCAGGCACTTGGGCGCGGGTGCAGATTTCCAGCGTGACGGAGTGCTTGCACGTCGCGCCGCCCGTGAACGCACTCAACACGCGAATCATGATCGGCGGCGCCACCTACACGCCTTCGCCTTCGCCGACTATGCACTCGCCAGAGTCGTACGCAGCGTCGAACCTCATGGTAAATCTCGTCAAGAACGCCGGCACGTTCACGACGTGGAACGCCACAAACCCATTCACGAGCGGGCAGACGTTCGGATGGGGCAAGTGGTGGTCGACCGCCAACGGCGTCGGCAACGTCTATTTGTGGGAGGGCCGCGAGGCTATTGCGGTAATCGTGACAAATAGCGCGGGGGGGTCGGCCTTCGGCTTTATGGCCGGAGCGATCATAGACCCTGAATCCAACGACACTACCACGGATGGCGAGTCCGATGGGCGGGTGTACGGAATCGTCCGTAGTGGCGTATCCACGGCAATCACAGGGACATTCTGGACAGACTGGAATTCTCAGTTCGGTGGAAACACGTTTTTGCGGAGCAGCAACGCAAACAGCCAGTTCTACAACGGCGTGTTCTCGCCAGGTTCTGCATCGCTCATTCAGTGCAACCCGATGATGACTTTCTCGTCGTCTCCGTCGCCAACAGGACTCAAGACACGCTCTGGAATGTTTGGACGCCTCGCCATCACAATGCGAGGATCGACGCCTGACAACCTCATCGGCAGACTTCGCGAGGTGTACGGATACTCTGACGCCCAACTCCCGGCCCGCCAGACCGACGGGGCCAACGTTATCGGCTACGCCTTCTGCGGCTCGTCTGTCGCGCAGGTGGACAGCCTGCTCTTGGAGCACGCGTAACGCATGCCTTTCTTTACAATTTCATCGCCGTCGTCCGGTAACGCCACGCAGCTTCAAGGCCGCGCGGTAAGCGCCACCGCTCCGGCCACCGGCGCGATCCTGGCGTGGAGTGGATCGACGTGGGCTCCTGGCTCCGGTGTGACGGGCCCGACAGGCGCTCGAGGCGACGACGGCTCAAGAATCTGGAGCGGCAGCGGAGCGCCAGCGTCCGGCTTTGGTGCGTCCGGCGATTTCTGGCTCGACACGGCAAACGGCAGACTTTACGGACCGAAGGCGGATGGTAGCTGGGGCACGCCGCTCCAACTGCAGAGTGGCCCAGCAGGCCCGCAAGGCGTCACCGGGCCTGTCTCTACGGTAGCAGGCCCAACGGGCGTCGCCGGGCCAGCAAGCACTGTGACGGGCCCAACCGGGCCTGCATCAAGCGTCACGGGCCCTACCGGGATTCGAGGCGCAACGCTGCTTGCCGGCGTAGGCGTGCCACTTTCGGGCTACGGCAGTGACGGCGACTGGTTTATCGACACTGCGGCGGCCGACTTCTACGGCCCGAAAAGCGGAGGCGCCTGGGGCAGTCCAGCGATTGACCTTTTGGCCATTACCGGGCCAACTGGGACTGTTCCGTTCTATTCCACCGCCGCGGCGCCGACCGGAATTTCCAACGGGTCGCTCTGGCAAGACGACGACAACGGCAAACTGTTCATTCGGTACAACGGAGTTTGGGTGCAAATCGCCCACTAGGAGCTCGCAATGCCTCTTACATTTCCTGCAGGGCCGACGAACGGCCAGCAAACCACAACTGGCGGCCGCACGTATTCGTGGAATGGCGAGGCCTGGGAGCTCGTCGGTAGCGGCATCGCAGGCCCCACGGGCGTCACCGGACCGACTGGCGCCGCCGGAGCGGCCGGAGCGGCCTCGACCGTCACCGGTCCAACTGGCGCGGCGTCTACTGTCACCGGCCCCACCGGGGCGGCTTCAACGGTCACGGGACCCACTGGCGCAGCCTCGACCGTCACCGGCCCGACGGGCGCAGCGTCAACGGTGGCAGGCCCCACAGGCGCAACAGGCCCCAGCGTCACGGGACCGACGGGCGCCTCCTATACCAACATCGTCGTCACCCCGACTGCCTTGGCGGCCAACACGACCGTCACCGGCTACAACCCCGGCTCGGGTGACATTTACCGCCTGGCGGTCACGGGCTCGACGGGCGTCGTGATTCGAGACTTGGGCATCACCGGCATCGACGGCGACGCCAAGCTCCTCGTCAACGTCGGGGCCACGGCCCCGATCACGCTTCAACACGCAACCGGGCCAAATGCCAACGCTCAGTTTTCGGTGCCATGGGCAGGGAACTATGTGCTCGACGCACGCGGTGGCGCGGCCTTGATCGTCTACGACTCGACCTCGGCCGTCTGGCGCGTCGTCTAGTTTCCGTCTCTCACCTACAAGAGCGTCGTTCCATGTGCGCAATGAGTCCGAGATTGTTGAGGCCGCGAGCGACGGGGTTTACTCCGAAAAACTTGTCTGGCCTCGCCATG